TGCTGATAGTTAACTTCTATGTCTCCAACTTTTTCTTTTGAAACAAGTCCATTATTTGCATTGATTGATGATGATATTTCAAATACTAAATCTCTAACAGCCATTAATGAGCAAGATTTCTTTATGCAATCACTTTCTTCAAGTAAACTAGAATCTATAACAGCATTTATTCTATCTGTTGCTAGTCTTAATAAGACTTCTTTATTTGTGTCAGATACTGCATTCCAATTTGTATTAAATGGACTATATTTTCCAATATACCCATTGGCTACAGAGATAGAAACAAATGTATCATAAAATTCAGCTGGGTAAACTATTAGAGCCATTGATTTTCCTTTATTTATGTGGTCTTAATAATCCACTCAAACGAGTGGAAAGTTAAAACTACTTAGTTGACTTAGTCGCCTTAACTGTTATTGGTTTAACATCAGCAATGCCACTATAAGCTTTAGCTATTTTAGCATCATCTGTATAAACAACAGTAATTCCCTTAACTACACCATCAAATCTAAATGGTGCAATATAAGCACCACTTAAACCATTCACTTCTTTGTCAGAGTAAATAATAGTCATTTGTTATCCTAAAACGTTAAGAATAACACCAGCAGTTGATTTAATATTACTTGCTTTCATTTCCCAGTTAGCACTAGTACCTAAAGTAGTTAAAGATGGATTAACACCACTTGCAGCTTTCCAACTATACCCTTTAACATTAAGAGCATAAGAACCTTCAGCTTGGATTCTGTATTTAATGTTCTCTCCACCAGATACTAATTCTGATACAAATTCTCTAGCTTCAGACTCAATGATTCTAACAGCATCAGCAGTTAATCCAAGTACAGCTGTTCCAGCAGTCATATCAAGACCTTCACTATCAGTAACGAAAACAGGTTTATTTAAAGAACCAGTTTGACCAGCATAGATTGCTCCATAAGCAACATCAGCTCCACCAGAACTTAATGCAGCACCAACAAGGTCTGTATATACAGCTCCATTCATAACGAAAGCAACAATTGAATCTCTTGCATCACCAAATGGTTTCAAAGAAGCATTCAATAATGAATGAGTAATTGCAGCAGTTCCATTTCCAGTAACTAATGAAACTTGAGTTTCAATAGAAGCTCTTACAGCAGAGATACCAGCATTAACTGCATAAGTAACAATACCTTTACCAATTTGCTCTCCGATTGCTGCACTGAATGCACCAGCATCTGCACCATATCTTTTTGCATCAACAGCTTTGAATTCAACAGCACCAGTTCCCCAGTATATCTTAATTGTATTCTCATCTCTACTATCTACAGTCTTAACAGTAGCAGCAGTGTTTGCAGTTATATCTCTTCTAGCAATTAAAGAAGCAATTTCACTTAACATAGAAGCTTGTAACATATCTCCACTAATCATCTCAGTAGAAAGAGAGATTGCACCATTTGTTCCAGCTTGGAACATCTCAACATTTTGCATAATCGTTTCAGTTGCTACAGCGTGTACTATAACATTATCTATTTTTAAAGCCATTTTATTTCCTTTTTATTTTAATAATTTAAGATAAGCATCTTGTCCAAATTGTTCAATAAACTTACCTTTTTCACTATAAGACATTTCACTTCTCTTTAAAGAAGTTTGTCCACCGCTTTTATTGCCAGTAGCTCCGCTACCTTGTTTTGACCTTTTTGTTTTAAACAAGAAGGCAAACTCTTCAGAGTCTTTTATCTGTTTGTACATATCAGACATAGTAATAGGACTTCCATCTTGATTTCTCAATGTTAATCCATCACTTCCTTGGAATAATATATTCCCGTTGTCATCATATGCTACTGTTTTGCTTATTTCTTTCAAAACTATATCATATGCCTTAGCGTTTTCAGTATCTTCAATGGCACCTAAGTCTAATAGTTTTCTCTCTAGATTATGCAAATTGACTGTCTTTTTATACTCAGATGACAGACTTTCTTTGTCTGCTCTTAATGACTCTATTACTTTATTCATATTGTCAACCTCTGGAGTACTCTTTAATCTAGCCAGTACACCGTCGATACTATCTTCGTTTAGTTCTTCAACACCTAACTTATTTCTTACCATATTTTTTATATGGTCTCTTTTTTCTATCGACTTTTGCAAATCTCCTTCTAGAAATTTAACTCTTTCTAGATTACTTCTATAAGTTTCCTTAATTCCATTCACAGCATTAACAACTTCTTCATTACCAGACTCAGTTGCAAATTTCTCCAATACTTCGACGAACATATCCATATCCTTTTAGCTAGTTTAATTTATAATGACTCCGTCATTACTACTAGAAGTATATCATATAATTATTTTTCTTTATCTTTTACTTCCATAGCACCAATCGTTCTATTGTCTGTTTCTTCTTTTATTTGACTATCTACATCAATTCTAGGTTTCAATTTAAACGAATCTTGTTCAATTCTTACTATCTCGTCATATACAGAGCCAATATCAATAATCTCAAACTTAGACAAGCTATCGATGAATGTAGATGTAGATAATCCACCTTGAAGATAAACTTCCCACAATAGTCTTAAATCTCCATTGTTTCCATTTATAGCATTAAAGTCTTTGTTTACGATGATTGTTGCAGTATCCTCAAGATTGATATTACCTATATCAGCTAAGTATCTTAGCATTGCATTTAAACCTTGCTCTACAGCATTAGCAATTACAACACATCTATTAGCAGACTCTGCAGCTTCATAGAACGATTGAGTAGCTGTTTTAATCGTTGTAGTATCGCTTGTAGCTGCTCTAATAATACCAGATGTAATATCTTCCTCTATAACAGCTAAATCCTCTTGTAGCTTGTCAATAGATGAACCAGCTAACTCTCTCCATTGGAAATCACACTCTTCTTTTGTTCCTTGAAACAAGAATGCTTCATCAGCTCCAACAACAAATACAGGTTTAGTTCCATTTCCTAAGCTATCATCTATACCAACTCCCCATATTAATGGAATTGGTGTTGCACACATATCCAAATACTTATCTTTTATTGATGTTCTGTTCATATGCTTTATGTTCATCTTAGCAATATCATACAGTGGAGGAATATCACTTAAGTCAACTGCTATTATTGGAATATAATCATATCCAGTTACAACAACCTCAACTAAAGAAGTACCCTCTTCTGTTTGTCTGTATATTTCAACATTACCATCATCTTTATAGACTCTCCATTGCTTAACATAGTCAACACCAAAAGAACCATTTCTTTTTTCTATTGTCTCCTCAACAACAACCATATCATAAACACCATTGCTGTTTTTACTCCAGTTTATAACTTGTAATCTATCATATATCACTGCATACGGTAATCCATTTCCATCAACAGAACTATCTACAGCAATAAATGCTTTTCCGCTTACAATAACCTCAGTAGTTAAATCCCTACTAAATCTATTAAGATTATTAACTAAATCTAACCTCGATAATACATTCATCATTTCATCATCTAAACCAGTTGTCTCTATATGCTTTCTAAAAATCATACCAACGAATGCTTCAACTGCTCTCTTTACAAAGTTCTTTAGTGTAACATTATCTGTTCTAGTTGAAAAACCATCTATACTTTCTCTCTCTAGCCTATACAAATATTGCTTTGCAGTGTCTACTCCATTGTACATATTTCTTATCTTGACAATCTGATTAAAGTATTGAACATACTCTGGATGTCTATAGCTTACATCTTCTATCATATTAATATCCTTTGTTTTTTTTAAATTATATCAAAATCTCATTCTACTAATCATACCAGTAGGTCTTGATATTGCAAACTTCCTATGGCATACATACCCTAAGGCATCCAACATATGGTCAACATTGTTAGATTTTCTTGGATTTCCATTATCATCGTATGCTTGTTCGTTCAAATTATCAACCAAGTTCTTACATATATGTGTATTAATTTTTAATCTTCTATATCCCCTTGCATTACAGAATAATGTATTTACAGTAACAATCCTGTCTCTTACTGGAGGATTCTTTGCTGGTGCATTAACAATAAGATTAGCTTCTCTCAATAAGCTAATATCAGACTTACTAGCATCTACAGTCTTTCTACTATTACCAGAAGCATCGGGAAATATAGTAATCATTCTGCCATCATATCTGCTTTTTATCTCAGCTATCATACTTGGTGTATCTCGTTTATCTGCTATTTCATCTACTATAAATATTTCTTTATTACGAACTACCATACAAACAGCAGACATATGACCAACGTTGAAGTCTAATCCAATATACACTTGTTCATTATCTGTTTCAAGTTTAAAGTCTGTATGATTTAATTCCATATCAAAATCTACATATACTTGTCCAGATTCAAGATTAACAAATTGTCCATTCAAGTAAGCCTTTATTAACTCTGGAGGATACGATGCTTCAAGATTAGTAATGTAATC